CCGGTCGCCAAAGAGCGTGCGGAATTGGTTGTCGACCAGTTTCTGGACCTCGTTGTCGCTCATCTTGGGGTCCAGGTTGCGCAGCGTCCCCGCCTGCACCTTGCTCTGCAGGTCGTTGAACGCGTCGAGCGCCACCGCCAGATCGTCGCCCAGGTCGAAGTCGTCACCCCCGAGCGCCTTGGCCTGCGCCATGAACGGGACCGAGCGCGCCACGCTGTCGAGCATTTGAGCGCCCGTGTTGCTCAGAATGTCGGCGTCCCCGACCGTACGCCCCACCAGGATGCGCGCCACCAATTGCCGGCCGTCTTCGTTCAACTCGCGCGTGCCCTTCTTCGTGTATTGGCTCACGTTGCGGTTGTCGATCACGCCCGCGGTAAACAGCGCGTTGACGAATCCCGCGCTGCGCTTGCTCGCCAGGAAGCTCGCCAGCGTATCGTCCTCCGCCATCTCGTTGCCCAGGGCCTCGAGCGTCTGGTCGGTGAGCCGCCGGCCCATGGCCACCTGCATGGTGCGCGGGTCCATGGCCTGTGTGAAGCTCTCATTCATCTGGCGGACCAGGAGCTGCAAATTCTTTTTGCTCGTGTCCTCGACCTCGACCTCCCGGATGAGCACCGGGTTTTTCATGGCCGCGACATCGCCGGGTTGGAGCCCGACCTCATGCGCGTGGTCGGATAGGTATTGTTTCAGCTCGGCCGCTTTGTCGGGGTGGAGCTGATAGGCGCGCTGCATGCTCATGGTTCTCGAGTTGCCGCCGAGCACGACGCCATCGGCTGTGACCATGGGCGGACCGTTGACCGCGTCGGGGTTGGTGTTGACCACGAAGCGCGGATCCATGGTCTGCGCGTTGCGGATCACCTTGGCCTGCTCTGCCTTGTCTCGATGGTACGCACGCTCCTGCACGTCGCTGGGGTAGTCGCCCCGCTTCGAGAATGAGCTGGGATCGTGGCTGGCGATCAAGCTGTCGGCCTCGACCAGCCGATACTTCGCCTGGAGCGGCTCGGGTCGGCCGCCGGCACCCGACACGAACACGACCGTGGGGGCGCCTTCGGTCTTGGGTTTGCCGGCGGGGGCCTTCTCCGCCACCTGGGCCATCGTCTTCTGGACTTCATCGATGGCCTTGTCCTGCAGACCGGGGAACGCCTGGGCAAGGAGCTGCAGTTTCTGGATTGCGTCGGAGCCGAGCGCTTGGGCGAGTGCCTCCGCCGTCCTGCGCTGGTCCTCTTTGGCTTGGGCCAGCGCTTTCGAGAGCGCTGCCAGCTCTGCCTCGGCCTGCCTCCCTGTCTCCGCCACTTTGGCCGGGAACGCCTCGAGCTTGCCGCCGGGGGCGCGCAGGTCGAGCACCGCGGCCACCACGCCGCCGTCGACCTTGCTGCCATGGGCGGCCGCCAGGCTCTCGCTGGCGTTGATCAGGTCCCGCATGCCCACGTCTCGGTGGCGCATGACTCCACCGATGGCGAGCGCGCGCCCCTCCGGGTTCCAGCCGCGCCTCTCGAGCACCATCTCGAGATCGCGCTTGGCTTGCAGCGGGCTCATGCCGGCGCGCTTGAAACTCGCCTCGAGCTTCGCGTAGACCTCGGGCACCTTGCGCTGCAGCTCAGCGAGCCGCTCGGCGTCGGTCGTGCCCTTCAGATCCTCGAGCTGCTCCCGCGGCACGTGCCGCAACACCGCATTGATCACCTGGGTAGCACGCCGCTCGGCACTGGCCATGTACTTCCGGCCGTAGTGGCGGGTGAGCATAGCGTGCCACTTGTCGGGGGTCACCGTGACGGTCTTGCCCCCATCCTCGAGCGTGATCGTGCCGTCGGCCGCCACCGCCTTGACCGTGACCGTGCGCTTGCCGAGCCGCACCTCCGCGCCTGCCGTCGCCTCACGTGCGGCCGCGCTCTCGGTGTAGTAGTAGCGGAACTTGCGCTTGCCCTTGCTGTCGACGTAGGGCTCGCGTCGGATGTATTTGCCGCCTCGAGCTTCGGCCTTTTCGAGCGCCTCGGGGGTGATCGCTTTCTGGAGCCCTAAATTCTGGATCGCGTTAGCAACAATGCGGAGCGCTCTCCTCCGGTTCTCTTTGCTCAGGTGGGGGAGCACCTTCCGCAACGTCGGAGAAATCGCCTTTCCGATGAAAACCGGGCCGCCCTTGTCTTTGAGCTGAGCGAACAGCTTGACAGCTCTGGGATCCGTCAGCTCCTCATGGGCCTCCTGCATGAATGCGCGAAACTCCCGGGGCTCGTTGTAGTAACTCGCCTTGTCTGAATCGTCTATCGGGCCTCCTTTCCACTTCATTCGATCAACGGCATGGGTCGCTTCGTGCAGCATGATGGGGGTCAACAGCTCCCGCATCTTGTCCCGGGAGAAAGCCATCCCCTCGGGGATCCTAATCACAATCTCCTGTTGCTTTGGATCATAGTGGCCGTGAATCGGATTAGTGTAGCGGCCCTCTTCAGTCGAGTACGTCCTCACATACACGCGCGTGTACGTGTGCCCCGCCTCCAGCTCAGCCGATACCTTTTTGGGAACAACAGTATCTCCCCGCTGCTCGAATTTGCCGAGCAACTCAGTGATGGTGGCGTCAACCTCTTTACGATCGAGCTTCAACACTCCACTCCGCGCCTTCCAGGGGATCGTGTGCTGCGGATCTGCCCAGAGCCCACCACGCGGGCCAATGAAGGGGCCACTCTTGATCAGCGCTTTCTGGAGCCGCTCCCCGTCGACCTCCATGATTTGGTGCGGCGCCACCGAGTCCGTGACATACTGCGTACTGCCGCTCCGGATATCGGCGTCGTCGGGGTCCCGCTCCAAGTCGTCACCGTCAACCAACACCCGCACGATCACAGGCTCGCCGCCGTGCTTCGCCGCGGCCGCCTGTGCATACCACTGGGCCGATCCAGGGCCGGTTGTCTCCGACGTCAGGAAAACAAAATCAGGAGACGCGCTCGTGGCTGCCGTCGATCCGACATTGCTCTGCACGCCGTGCTCTCGAGCGGGACGCATGCCGTTTTTCTTGATGTCGTCGAGCACTTTGGTCGTGGTGCCGTGGTAGAGCCAAACCTTTTTGCCCCGCAGCTTCGAGAGCTTTGTCGGGCCGTCCAGTTCAACACCCTGCGCCTCATACCGCGCTTCTTCTCGCTCCCGCTTCGCCTCTTCGGCGCGCTTGCGCTGCAGCTCTTTTGACGGCCGCAACAGGTCCATGAGCTTGCCGTGGCTCTCCTCAACAAACTGGCGCACCTCGTCATGCTCGGGGTGCTTCGGGTCTTTCGCGATCTCAATCGTGGCTTTCCACTGGGCATCAGGGAGACGGCGCATCTTGCCAACAGTTCCGCGGGCCAGTCGCTGCTTGGCGACGTAGTCCTCGAAATCCGCCATGGCCCATTGGGCAAGGCGCGCTGTCCGCTCCGCAAGTGTCGCGGCTTCCAGAAACGCCTCAGCATGCCCGCCGCTCTGTTGTTTGGGCGCGTCCTCCTCCACATAGACGCGCTTGCCACCCACGAGCTTGACCGTGCGGCCGCCAGGGGTCTTGCCTCCTATGGGAGTTGCACGCCGCGCCTTGATCAGCGCTTTCTGGAGCGGCACGACCAGCTTGGTCTCGCCCAGGTCGTGACCGGGCGCCGGCTCGGTGGTGCCCAGCCAGCGCTTGAACGCGTCGATATCCATGGCGAGGATACCGCCGAACATGCTGGGCTGGGTGACGTGGCTCAGGTACGCGAGTTTCGCGTCGCTCTCAGAACGGAAACCCAGAAAGCACTTTGTTTCGTCATGCCGTCCAGTAGCGGGGTCAAGCTGATTGACAACGAACACTCGTTGAGACCGTGGATCGGGTCCCACGTAGACGTCGATCTCGTCCTCATCGTCTCCGCTGGTGCGCTTGGCGTAGCCGTAGGCGTATTCCATCCGCGTTTTGCCAACGTCACCCTCCGGTGTTTTCCAGGTGCGGACGGTACCCTTCCGGTTCTCAATCGCGATCGGGATCCCCTGGAAGTCGATATGGCCTTGAAGCCGGAACGACTTGCGCAGCTCATCCTCGAGCTGGACGGCGCGCTCGATCTCTGCCATCGACGCGTAGTCCTCCCGGTCACCGCCGGGCACCAGGTCCCAGTTTTCGTCAAAGCCCCACCCGGCCGGGACGCGGATCATTTGACACTGACAATTCGGGTGGACTGAGCCCACCACCGCCTGCCAGTCGCGCGCTTTCTTTTTGAAGTTGGTGCCGTTGGCTTGCAGCTCAGAGAGCTTGAACACTCGAGGCGGACCGTTGCCTCCCACCAGGTGGAGCCGCTTGCAGTGCTCACACGCGTCTGGGGTCGGGCGCTTGGCCACCATGACCTCGGGCCCGTAGCGCCCCGCCAGGTCGTCCGCGATCCCGTGTTGGTGGGCCGTGTGCAGCTCGGTGGTAGCGATGCGATCCCAGTCCCGGGTCATGTCCTTCGTGGCCCACTTGAGATCGCTCGAGAGCTTGCGCATCGCCTTGCGCTTGGCAATCGCCTCGGTGGTCAGGTCGCGGATCTGCCCCCGGATCTTCTCCTGCTCGAGTTGGTTCGCCTGCGTGATGATCACCTGGCCGGCAATGCGGTCGAAGGTGGCGCCGAGCCCGACGGCGTACTGCCCCGCCTGATGTTGCGCGTACTGCATGGCGCGCCGCTCAACCGCAGAGAGAGGCATCGGGCTGCGCCTCATGTAGTTCTGGAATTGGTCCAGGCTCATGGTGGCGACACTCGGGTCCTGCGCAGCCGCGAGCACCATGCCGTAGACATAGGCGTCCTCGATCGAGTTGCCCGCGATACTGATCAATCCCTGCTCTTGCAGTCGTTGGAGCACCTCGGGAGGGAGCACCTCCGGGCTGATGTAGTTGGCCACGAATGCAGCGTGGTGGTCAGCTATGATCTGTCGGATAGTGTGTAGCTGTTCGTCGGTGAGCAGGGGCATCAGCTACTCCTCATCAGCGGGCCCGCGAACGAATTGAAAATCGGTTTCTGATTCTGGAACGAGAGCCACCTGGGGCCGCTGCCATTGCGCCTCGAGCGCCTGGCTCGTGCACCGGGGGCAGCAGTTGGCTTGCCGCGTGGTCAGGAAAAAGATCAAGTCGCAGTCGGTGCAGTGGTACTTGACCAGCCCCTCCTCGATCAGTGTCGTCTCCCTCCCGTCGTCCCCCGTCAGCCTCAAGTAGTGGTGGTTGCGGACGTACGAAAAGCACACCACGTCCCCCGGGATGTTGGATTCGATACTGCGAGTTGCCATCATGTTGCCTCTACGACGTAGACCTTTCGGGTGTCATCGGTGTGTTTGTCCACCCTAACGACACGCCATGTTTTTGCCCAGAGCGATGACCTCTCCCGCGGGTGGCCCAGGAATGCAACCAGGTCTCCGACCTCGAGCTTGTCAGCGAATGCGCGCGCCACCGTGAACCGTACCGGGTACTCCTCGACCCCCACCGCCATGACCTGCATCGGGTGCTTTGGTCTCTGCCCCGCTTTGAGCATCAGAATCCCCCCGTGCCGCCAAACGGGTTCCACGTGACGCGAACTGTCTGGAATCCGCGAGTGACTGAGCTGCCCGCTGTGGTGGCTCCGCCGGTCACGTCACTGCCAAAGAAGGGATCGTAGGCCATGCCCACGAACACGCTCGTGTGTCCTGCACCCCGCGCCTCGGCGATGTTGAGAGCGCTCTTGCGCTGAGGTTGCTGCCTGGGCACCAGGTTGATTTTCTCGAGCCGCTCCCACGCCACGTTGATCGCTTTGAGCTTCTCCGCGTCGCCCCCGCGGTCCGGGTGGTGCTCGAGAGCCAGCCGGCGATAGTGGATCTTGGCCTCGGCCTTGGCCGCCTCGAAGATCGCCACAGAGTCCTCGCCGCTCTTGGCGAGCTGGAGCCGAGCGGCGAGATCGATACCCCCGAAACCCCGGAACAGGGCCAGCACCTCCCCCTGCGTGGGCGGCCTATGTCTCATCGGTGCCCACCTGCTCGAGCATGTACGTGGCGAACGCCTGCAGCTCCGCCTCTGCGATCTCGAGAGCCATCGCCAGCTTCAGGAACCGGTTGCGCACCTCGGTGGGGACCTTGTCGGGGTCGCCCCCATACGCGCGAGTCACCTCGGCCAGAATGGTCATCCCGATCTGACCTACGTCGGTTGCCCGACCGCCCACGTCACCGCCGTTGATAACCGTGTTCCAGAAATCAGACATCAGTCGTCCCCGAGTTGGGCCCGGACAAAGCAGTCCTTGGCCTCCAGGAGCTTCCGGAGCCCCGCGGTCAGCTCGGGCCCGGGCGGGAGCGTGGCCACCATCTCGGCCGCCAGCTCTCCGCATGGCCGCGAGACCTTCTGCAACTCCTCGGGTAGGTGGGCCCATGAGAAGTAGCGCATGATTTGGGCTGTGGCGGGATGGGGTTTCGGGTCGGACATGTCGCTCTCCGTGGGAGCGACTACTCGCCCCCGTTGTTGGCTTTCAGGCTCTCGAGCCAGCTGATCAACTCGTTCGTGCTCCGCCCGTACAGTGGCCCACCCTGCTCGAAATCACCAGGCTTGGCGTGGCCGCGCTTGATCAGCTCCCGCTGGATCTGGGTGTACCGCTCCCCGTCGTCCTCGGCGATAGCTGCGGTGTAGTCGAAAAACTCCGCGGATTTCTTGAGGGAGACCGTGTTGAATTTCTCGTCCATATCGATCTGGAAAAGCCGATCGTCCAGCTCATCCCCCGATAGCGTCGCCTCGGCTTCCCTCCGCAGGAGCTTGGCCGCGAGCTTGATCGCGTTGTTGACCGATTTGATTTCCTCCGGGCTCGCTTCCTTCGGCTTCAGATCCCACCGCCGCTTTTCGGCTGCCGTCCACATCTTCTCCCCGGCGCTCTCCCTCTGGTTGACGAAGGTCTCCCCACTGTCCCGGTACAGCATGCGCAGATTGTCCAGGTCATCCTTCACGTCGTTCTTGCCCCGGGAGGGGGCGGCCTTCCCGACATCGAACAGCACAGACTCGCCCTTCGAGTTGATGCCTGCCTGCACCGTGTCGCGGAGGGAGTAGCCGGCGTCATGGATCTGGTGGATCGTCGCCTGGATCTTGTCGAGCTGCTCTCGAGTCAGCTTCTCCGGGATCTCAACCCACTCTTTGATCTGAAAGCCCTTGTCGCCGTGCTTCACAAACTCGGAGCGCTGGACCCCAGGTATCCCCTTGTCCGCCAGCATGTTGCCGGTGGCCACCTGCTCTTTGAGCATGTCCGCGGCCTCCGCAGGCGTGCGATGGCCCTCATTCATGGGCTGGAACGGGACGGTGGTCGACACCTTCACCACCTTGTCGCCGACCTTGAACGCGAGCCCGTCATCGCCCTTGCCGAGCAACTTCGCCTTTCCAGAAATCACCGCGTCGATGTCGTCACGACCGGACAAGGGGAGATCAACCTTTCCGGAGATATCGTTGACGAAGTGTTTGAGCGAGACCTTCGGTATCGTAGGGCCGTGGCTACCGTGCTGCGTGATCTTCACCTTGTCGCCACGGTCCTCGACGTGGAACGTCTCGGTGCGGTCGGTGTCACCGCCGAAGATGGCGCCGGGCACCGTCACCTGGAGCTTGCCGGCCTTCGGTTCGTCTTCGGTCCAGGGGATCGTGTGGGCTGCGTCTTTCCACTTCCCTCCCCTGGGACCAATAAAGGGGCCAGCCTTCTCGAGGCTCAGAGGCTCTGAGAGCCCCTCAGAGCCCCAGTTTGCCTTCCCCAGGTCATCGTGGTCCGGGTGGTCCCCGAAAACGCCTACAGGGGCCTCCAGCTCGCTCTCAGACATGGATCTGAGCACGGCCGCGGCGATATCCGCCTTGAACAGGGTAAGCTGCTCGCCCTTGGGGCCGGTCTCGGGGGTCTTGGCCTCAGCGCTGAGCCCGCCCTGGCCAGCTGTCGGCGTCGGGGGCTTGGGCGCCTTGTCCGGAGCCCGCTCGGGGTCTGGAGCCGGTCCCTCGCGCACCGCTGCCACGTTGGAGCTGTAGCTCAACCGGTAGTTGCCGCTGAGCCGCTCATAGCTCCAGGTCAGCACACCCGCCGGGGTCTCCCAGCTCACCCGATCGCCGCCGCCAGCCCCGTGCTCGACCATGACATCGTGGATCCGCTTCGCCTCGCCGGGGGTGAGCTTGACGCTGGCCGCCTTGCCCACCTTTTCCTTCCCGTGGAGGTTGCGCACCACGCCCTGGATACTCTGGGGCAGAGCCGCAATCCGCCCCGCCGCGATCGCGTTCGTCTCAGGCACCGTGGGCGTCTCGGTGGTGCCTCCCGCGTGCGTGGTCTCCGCCTTGGGCTCCACCGGCTCGCGCTTGGGTGCCGGTTGGCGCTTCGTCGCGGGCTGCCTCTTGGGCTCGGCCGTCTTCTTTGCCGCCGGGTGGTAGGTGAGTGTCCGCTGCCTGGGAGCGCCTGGGTCCGTGGTCATCCGGATGGCGCCACCGTCGGGGAGCGTGTACTCGTGGCCGCCCTCGATCTCTTTGCCCTGCGCTCGGATCCACTTCGCCGCCTCGGAGTTGGCACCCACGCCGACGCCTCCCTTGGCCCCGGTGAAATGGGCTCGAGCCGCCTGCAGGAACGTGTCGGCCGCCTCGGTGGGAATGGTCGCCGGCTTCTTCTCTGCCGGTGGCTTTTCTGGAGTCTTCGGTGGAGCGCTCTCCCACACCTGCTCCGTCTGGCTCGTGTAGGTCAGGAACCAGCCGCTCTCCTTTGCCGTGTCCCGGTGCGCCAACGTCACCGATCCGCCTGGGGTCGAGTAGGTGAACGACGCGCCCGCCCCTGGGTTGCGCTCGCCGTGCTCCTCGAACCACGCCCGGAGCCGATCTGCCTCCCGCTTCTTGAGCGGCGCAGACTCCGCAAGCTGGCCCTTGCCTTCCTTCTCCCAGAGCTTGCGGGCCGCAAAACGGATCTCTTCGGGGAATGCGTCCAGGTGAGGCTCGGCCTTGTCGTTGGTCTGTTTGACCGTCGGGCCCGTGTCCTTCGGCTCTGCCTTCGGCGTCACGGCTTGGAGCACCTGGGTGTGCACGCGTTCCATCAGCGCAGTGTCGTCCGGGCGCTTGTAGCCCGCTTCGGTGAGCATGCGCTCGACGGCCTTGCGCCGGCTGTAGTCTGTCTCCCAGTCCCGAGCGATGCGCTGCTCTTTGCCGCCGATGGTCACGAAGATGTGATCGTCGGTGGCGCGCGCCGACGTCGCTGGGGGCTCCGGCTTGGCTGCGCCTGCCACCTCGACAGTGGAGCCCCGCACAGACAACCCGAGCTTGCTGAGCTTGGTGTGCCGGGTTGATCCCTGCCTCGACGATGCCCAACCGCCCAAGCCGGTCCACTCCGTGAACGCGTCCAGGGCTCGAGACATCTCGCCGGCCGCTACCAGCGCTTTGATATGGTCTGCCGCCTCTGACGCCTTCATCTTGCGCCACCGCTTGGCGTCCTTCTCTATTTCTGGAATGGCGGCCTTGGGCTTGCGCGCGAGCGCCGCCTCAGCCGCAGCGATGGCCGCGTCGATATCCGACCCCGGTCGCCCCGCCAGTGCGTCGTTGAGCTGTCGCCCCAAGTCCTGGGCTTCCGCGTCCGAAAGGTGCGGGTAGTCCTGCTCCAGGAGCTGGTTGATCCGTGCCATCTTTGCCCGCAGTGCGGCGCGCTCGTCCTTCGGCTCCTCGACCCTCTTCTCCGCCTCGGCCATGACCCGCTTTGCCTGCTCTTTGCTCGTGACCTTCGGCACCGTCTCTTGCGTGAGCGCAGGGGTCTCGACCTTGACCGTGCGGTCTCCCTCGGGCGTCCCCACGACGTCGTCTATCGTGATGCCCTGGCCGCGCCCCATGCCCTGCAGCTCGCGGAGAATGTCGGCCTTGGTCACCGGCTTTTCCATCCACTCGCGATCTTTTTCTGGAATCTGCTGCCCGGCGTTGTGCTTCACGTGCAGCTCGATCTTGCGCTTGATGATCGAGCTGATCAACGTGTCCATGTCGTTGCCCTCGGCAACGTTCCAGTAGACGTTGACCTTGTTCTCCTGTCCGATGCGCCACGCGCGCGCTTCGGCCTGCGCCAGGTCGGCCGCGGTCCAGGGGAGATCGTTGAATATCACCTTGTCGGCCGCCGTGAGGTTGATGCCCTCTCGAGCCGTCGGGATGGTGCTGACGAAAACCCGTTTCTCCTCCTCGAGACTGCGCTTGCCGTTCTCGAACTTCGCCTTGGCCTCCTCGCGTTTCTCGGTAGAGACGTCGCCGTTGTGCAGCACCGCCACGTCGCCGAGCGCCGCCACGATCTGCCGGCTGGCCGCCTTGCTCTCGGTGAAAATGATGATGTTGCTGTCGCTGCTTTCCAACATCTCCTTTGCCATATCGACCGTCGCCGGCACCTTGGCCTGGGCCAGCGCGAATTTGATCCGGCTGTACTCCTCGATTCCTTTCTTGAGCACCGCAGCAGCCACCGCGGCCTTGGCCTCGCCGTCATTCAGGCCATTGTTGCGATAGTCCTCATACAGCTCGGTGAGGTACTCGCGAGCCGCCTGCTCCGCCTCGTCGGCGATCGCTTCCATGTCGCTCTCGGGCTCGCCATTCTCCCGCGCCTCTGCGATCGCAAAATAGCGCTCGTTCTTGATGAACGTGTCGACGTCGGTCGCCAGGTCGGGTTGCTCTTTGAGTGACTGCTCGACGATCTGGGTCTCGCGGTCCGGGAGATCTTTGAGCACCAGGGTCTTCGGCCGCGACAGATAGAACGGGCGCATCCGCTGCCACAGTGAGCCGGCTGTGAGCGTCTGGACCTCGTGCACCATGTACGTCGAGCGGTTGTACTGGTTCTCCCGCTCAAACTTGTCCCATTCCCCGGGACGGATGATCTCGAGCTGAGTGACAAAATCCTTTTTCTCGTTTTTGAGAGCCGTCCCGCTCATGAGCAGGGTGCGGTCCACCTTGCCCGAGAGTTTCTGGATATGCCGCGTCACCTGCGCCGCCGGATTCTTGACCCGGTGGCTCTCGTCCACAACCATGAAATTGAAACCGGCCGCTTCCAGAATTTCTCTGAACTTGCCGAGCGACTCATAGTTGATGCTCGCCAGGTTGGCGACGTCGAGCCCGAGCAGAGGGACCAGCTCCTCCGGTGTCGCGTCCCGCCCGTGCTCCTTTTTGAACTTGCGCTTGATCTTGAGTAGCGCCGCGCTATCCAGCTCGCGCCCGTTGAAGTGATCGGGAAAGAACTTCTCCCCCTCGTTGATCCACTGGCGCCTCACCTGTTTGGGCACCACGCAGATCGTTTTCTGATTCTCGAGCATGGCGTAGGTCAGCGCCTGGAGCGTCTTGCCGAGACCCATCTCGTCGCCCAGGATGGCCCCAGTCCGGACCTTGTCAGGTAGCCGCCGCTTCTCTGTGGGCGTGCCCCCGCCCCACCTGGGGGGCAGCCCGTGAATGATGCCTGGGGTCCGGTCCTCTGGCTTGCGCTCTTTGAGCGCCTCTTGCAGGAACCGCACGCCCTCGTTCTGGTACGGGTACAGCTCGAACTTCTCCCCCGTCTTGGGGTTGATGCCGAGCGCCTCATGCACTTCTGGAATGGGCTTGGCAAACTCCGCCTGACGCGCATCATACTCGGCGCGCGCCTCCTCGAATCCCTCGGTGGCGAACTGCCAGTTGGGCGCGCGGCCCTTGGCCAGCTCGACGCATTGCTCTGCCGTGCCGATATCGAACACGCGCACGACGGAGGGATCGGTGAACCCGCCTTTCTTCTCGATCTCCGGCCACCAGGTCAGGCTCGAGATAATGCCGCGCTTGTTGCTGAACAGCTTGGATAGCTCGCGGACCTCGCGCTCCCCTTCTGGGCCGCGGAAACGGAATTCGAAGTAGCCCTCCTCTTTGTTCCACTTCGCCGCCACCACCTCGGTGACCCGATGGTTATCCATCGCGTCCCACATGCTGTCTACGAGACTGTTGCCGGAGCCGAGCGCCTCTTGCTTGATTTTCTCGATCGCCTCTTTCTTCTCGCGCTCCTCACGGTCCCACTGCTCTTTGAGACGTCGGGCCTTCTCGCGGGCGGCCTCGCGGATCGCTTTCTCGCGCTCCTCCGCGGTCGGTGGTTCTGGGATGGTCGGGTAGCTCGACGGGAACGAGATCACGCCCTCGCCGATTGCGTCCTCGATCTTTTTCTGGAGCCCTTCAAAGTCGAAATCAGGCGGCGGGTCTTTCAGCTCATTGCGCGCGTCTGGACCACGCATCCGGTTCCACTGAAAGCCGGCATCCTCGAGGATGCGCTTTAGCTCCATGAAACGATCGCGCCCGATGTTCTTGCCGCCGATCTCCCAGACCAGTACGCGCTTCTTCTCGTTCCAGTCCCAGTTGAATTCGGCCTTGGCCTTTTTGTCGTGGGGATCGGCGAGCCCCGTCGTAAAGAATTCCTCGGGATGGCTCGCCAGGAGCTGCCGTTGATACTTGCGCAGCATGCTCCGCATGGCGGGCACGTTGCCGCGCGCGAACCGATGCCACGCGTCCATGTCCGCGCCTGAGAACCCTGTGGAGTCTTGCTCCATCGGGGCCGCGGCCTGCGCAGCATAGAGCCCGTCACCCAGCGCTGTGAGCGCCTCGCGCAACAGGTCGCCCTGGAGTCTGTCGCCGGGGTCGTGCTGCGCGCGCTCCTTGGCAAACTTGTCGTGGCCCTCCGGGTACTCTTTGACATAGACGCGCTTGCCGTTGACCTCATGCACGCGGTAGCCGCCAGGGGTGAGCCCGCCGATAGGCGTCACGTTGCGCGCCTTGCTCAGGCTCTTCTCTTCGTCCTCGTCCTCATCCGCGTACGCCTCGGGGTTGTCCTTCTTGTCCTGCTCCGTCTCGCTCGGGGTCAGCCCCGTTGTGGGGTCGAAGATCGGCTCTCCGCTCTCCGGGTCATAGTCCGGATCTGGAGGCTCCTCACCGGGATCAGGGGCCTCTGCGTCGTCTGCTTTGTGGATACCCTCTAGCCCCTGTACGTCCTGCCATAACTCCTGTGCGCGCCTAGCGTTTTCCGGATCTAGCGTCAAACTTTCTGGAATGGATTTCTGGACTGCCGGCGTCCACAGCTTGCACCACCCCATGGGGGACACATTGCCCTGGACCAGGTCGCATTCCGGGGGTCGATAGTGGTCGCACTGCGCGCATGAGCTGGCCATGTCGGTGGCCACGGCCTGGTAGTCTGCTGCCTCTTTGGTGCGCTTGGTCTTCTCGAGAGCCTCGGGTGGTTTGGGCTTGGGGCGCGCCCCCTGTACCTGCTCTGTGTTGAGCACGGCCTCGATGTCGTCCAGCATTTTCTGGAGCTGGTCCTGGTAGCCCTTGCGCGCCTGGGCTGCCACCTGCCGCAGCACCTTGAACTTGAGGCGGGGCTCTTTGGACGGGATGGCCTTCTCGATGATCTCGGCCAGCTCAGCGTCGAGCGGTTGCAGCTCGCTTACCAGTGACTTGAGAAGCAGCTCACGCTTCTCGCGTAGCTCCTCCGGCGTGCCTTCGATTGTCAGCTTCATACCGCATCCCGTCGGCTCTGTGGTGGCTACGACGCCACGTCTCCCCATACCACGTATGTCCCGGTGACGTCCGCTCCCTGGCTCGCGTCCACCTGAATGCTCGTGATGGCGCATTCCAGAAACAGCTTGGCATACGCAGGGGCGGCCGTCGAGCCAGACGCGGGCGCGGGTGCCTTGCGCAAAGCAATCGGGGTTGCGCTCCCGTTGAGGTACACGTCGCAGTCGACGTCGGTCTCGAGGTACATGCCCTTGGGCGCGTCGACGTCCCCGATCGACAGGTCGAGCTGGGTACCGTCCGGCACCGTGAACACGCCGCCGTGGTGTTTCTGGTAGCTGTCGATCGTGATGCGCGAGATCGACTCCTTACGCAGAAAATGGCTCTGCTCCTGGGCCGTGTCCTGGCTCAGGTGCAGTAGGATCTCATGAGTCAGTCTCATCGCTCAACGTCTCCTACAGGTCGATGTCGACCAGCTTGCGGGCCACGGTCCCCACGACCTGCCCCACGCGCCACGCTACCGGAGCGCTACTCTTGCGCATGCTCTTACCCAGGTTGCCGCGCTCGCCCTTGCCCTTCTGCTGCGCTTTGGCTTTCGCCTTGGCCTTGGCCTGCTCGCTCAACCGATTGCTGCGCTCGTCCCCGGTCTCCTCTTCGTCCGCCTGGTCCTCATCACCAAACAGGCTGGCAAAGTCGAATTGGTCACCGCCGTCCTCGCCATCCCCTTCGTCGCCATCCCCTTCGTCGCCCTGGTCACCGCCGCCAAACGGGTCGGCTCCTGGTGGGCCCTCCTGCCCTGGAGGCATGCCGCCGTTTTGCTCGGCAGACTTCTGCTGCGCCCACTGCAGCCACGTCGGATCCAGAATCACCTCGCCCAGGCCGTCGGGGAGCGGCTCGAGGTCGTCCTCAGCGCGCAGCTCGTCCACCGTGCGGGTCGTCTTGACGCGCATCTGGTTGAGCTTGGCCGTGTCCTCCTGCGTGCCCGCGTCGAGCCCCACAAACTCGAATTCGAAGTTGGGGTTGGTCGGCCAGATAATGTGCGTGTTGATCATCTCGGCCATAAACGAGAGCAGAGGATAGAGCCCGCGCACGCGGCTCTCGGTGACCTTCTCCTTGTTGCTGCTCTCAGACAGCGCGCCCTTCTGGCCGACGTTGCCGTACTGGAAATT